GGTTTGACCCTGATCCTACTAAGGCCGAGCTCGTCTGGATGAGCGTCTGTGATCGGCTTAATGGTCGTTCCCCACTGTCACCTATCCGAGCCTTCATCAAGCCAGAGCCCCACAAAGTCGCCAAAATACGCGATGGTCGACTCAGGCTGATCTCGGCTGTTGGATTGAATGAGCAGATAATAGATCATCTGCTCTTCCGTGACATGAATGTTGAGGAGCAGAAGAACTTCTGGTCACACCCTTCAAAGTGTGGCTGGGCTCCTGTGATTGGTGGCCAAGCAATGAAGCTGTTTAAATCGTTCAATACTGAGAAGTTTTGTGCGATTGACCGCAGTTTGTGGGACTGGACCTGTCCTGGATATGCCTGTGAGATTGAGCTAGAGCTCAGAAAACGCCTTATGTTGCCTTCGCCGTTCGCTTCGCGCTGGACGGAGTTGGCTGACATGCGTTATTATGAGCTCTACGGAATCGGAGTCCCCGATCCGTGTTGGACTAAGCCACTTTGGCGCTTGTCCAACGGCCTGATCTATCAACAGGACATTACAGGACTGCAGAAATCCGGTTGTGTGAATACTATCACACTCAACTCACACGCGCAGGTTATTCTGCATTGCCTGGCGTGTATGCGAACAAGTACACCAATTGCGAATACGATGCCCTGCGTGATGGGCGATGACACTCTGCAACCACAGTTTAATGACAGCAGCTATCTCACAGCTCTCAGTCGATTAGGCGCTATCATGAAGCCGCCTGTCTATGCGAGCTATGCTGAGTTCGCTGGTTATAAACTGTATCGGGACAGATTCATCCCGGCTTATCCAGCCAAGGCAGTCTATGCTTTGTGCTATGCTGGTGAGGAAGTCTACCCGCAGATGCTCGCTGCCTACATGCGCAATTGGGCGTTTGTGCCAGAGGTCTATGATCTACTGTGCTCGCAACTGGTGAAGATTGACCCGAAGGGGATCGTGTCCATGAAATCACTGCAAGAGCAGGCTCTCGGCTATGAGTCGCGCTCGCAGACTCGACAGCAGGAACAAGTCATTGTTGATCAGTGGCTTGAGTTCTGTTGTTGAGGTGGACTTGAACGAGAAACCCACAAGTAATGAGTTAGAGCGTTAGCTATCGAAAGGTAGCATTAAGCTATCTTTGATAGT